ATTGTGTTTGCGGACGGAAAATGAAAGAAAAAACCCTGTGGCGCTGGTGGGCGAAAGCAATCGGTGAAAAAGCAAGTAAATGTGATAAGGAATCGGATAAGATTGCTCTTATCCGAACTTTTATTTTTGCGACCTATTTGATTACTAATGCTTTCATTGTGGCGGGTGTGGTAAGACATTGGAATGATAAAACAAAAGTAGAAGTTTATATTGATGGTGTAAGTTCTCAACAATATCAAACTCCACCCCCGCGAAAGGTCAATAGGACATTTGAGTTTGAGTAAAACTAAATAATCAAAAAGAATGAGTAAGATGATTACCTTTAGAGAGTTTCTGTTAGTTTGTGAGAAGAAAACATCTACACCACCTCACGCAGTTCCAGGAACTTATAAAGAAGTAGATGGAGTAAAAACTTACACTCTTGCTCCATATGAAGGACCATCTGGACCTCTTAAGACTGAAAAGAAAGTCAAGAAAGTATTAGATAAGCAAGGTGGAATTGGTGGTGGTGCTATCAAGAAAGCAAAGAAGAAAGCAGATAAGATTAGTAAAATATCCTGACAATTAAAGTTACGATCGTCCAAAGTGTCTCTATAGTGTAAGCGTTCAATCTAAAAGATGAATCACTACGACGACATTCAAGTTGAGGAGTTTTATCCTGCTGATTTTGTTGAAGAAGTTTATGAAGAACTTTTTGACGAAAATGAAGATGATAAATCTTTTCAACGTCTGATTAACTCTAACTACGATTTCTGATTATGACTCCTGACACCTACACTTTCAGTGGTGATGCTGTTACCTTCCTTGGTTTGGTTGGTGTTGCTTCAACGCTTCTTATTGTTGTTACTTCTTTCCGCAGGTTCTTCAATAGTCCTTACAATGTTCGTGTGACGCCTGAACAAGTGTCCACAGAAACCTCCACTGACACCGATTCTACTGTATCCTGAACAAATGACTGAACAAATCCCCAACGTCCTGCCTCACATCAATGAACTGAAAGATGCTTGGCGCAAGCAAGATTTTGTGTTTACTAAACAACAAACTGAAGAGTATGAACTTTTACTCCAAACAAGGCGAGAGAGAGTGAAGCAGTTTTATGCTGAAGGGCGTGTTTTTAAGGGTTCTTACAAAGCAAAGGAAAACGATATCTAAATACTAATGCTTATTTGTTTGGCGACTATAAGCAAAGGGGGCAGAAATGCTCCTTTTTTAATATAAATAATAATGCCAAACAAATAAAGCAGATGGAAGATGTATTTGCATCTCTAAAAAAGATGGAATGGGATGGTATTATCCCAGAAGAAGATATTATTAGTACACCAAAAGAAATATATGGACTTTTGATTAGCAAAGGTCTCAAATCATATTATCAATATAACAAAAGAAATGAAGAGTGGAGAAGAAAAATAAGTATCAATATGCAAGGAAATAAAAACCAAGTTGGTTCAACTAAACAAAGAAGAACTTGGAAGATAACTTTTAGTAATGGTAAAAGTATCATTGTTTGGGGATTAACACCTTGGTGTAAAGAAAATAATTACTCCATTGGTACACTTATGAGTGTGAAAAAAGGTGAAAGAAAAAGGCACAAAGACATTGTGGCGGTTGAGAAACTGAACATTATGCCTTGACTAAATATCTAAAAAGGTTTATTGTAGAGAAATGAAGACATTTGCTGAGTTTATGTCTCTTTGCGAAGCATCCGATTCTGAGGATAAATCCAAAGCGTTGGGTTTTGCTGCAACAATCAGGAAATCAAGAGAAGGTGGACGTATTGGTGCAGAACGCAAGAAAACAACTCCTGAAATCCGCCGTGTAAAACACATTGGTGGTGGAAAGACTGAACCAGTTCAGTATAAACCACGCACGGACATTGGTAAGCAAAGACAAAGTTCAGAGAGAGTTCAGCAACCAGAACAAGAGCGTGGATCTGCAAGAGAAACGCAATTAGCAGCAGCAAAAGAAGAAAGAAGAAAAGCTGCACAGGCAAGAATTGCTGCAAAGAAAGGTGGAGCAGCACCAGAAACTGCAAAACCAAAAACAAAAGATGTAGCAAAGCAAGCATCTAAACTTCTTTCTAAAAAGAAACCAAAAGCAGAACCTGCACCTGGATATACTCCACCAAAAGCATCTGGTTTATCTGCAAAAGAAAGAAACAAGCAAACCAGAGAAGGTGAGACAATGCTGAGAGGTATAATGAAGCAGCAAGAAACTGAAAAATATGAGAAGGCAACAGGTCAAAAACCAACAGGTAAAGCAAGAACTAAAATCCTTGCCCACGTACAACGAAGAATGTCAACTTGACCTTGAATTAAAGTTACGATCGTCCAAAGTGTACCTGTAGTATAAGGACAACTTCATTATGGACCGAATTGAAATCCAACGTAAACTCTATGATGCTCGCAATGAGTATCTGAAAGCAAAGAAATCTGTAGAGTTTTGGACGCGGGAGATTGCCTTCCTGAAAGAGTGTGAAAATGCCCTGAACAAACCCTCTTTGTTTGAGGAACTCTTTGGGGATACTCCTATCGCTGAAGAAGTTTATGGGGGTTGATTAAACCTCACCAGCACGCTCAGATTGACGCTCTAAGCGTGCTATTTTTGTCTTTAGATACCAAACCACTGAGAACAATGGATTACATTCAAATCCCTGATTATGTCTATGAGCGTATGCTCAAGACACTTCAGAAAGGCATTGATGTGTGCTATAATGTAGATTACTCTTCTGAAATTATTGAACAATCTCCAAGTTATGCGACTGGTTATAGTCGCGCAACAATGCAAGAAGTTATTAAAGAACTTAACAACTATAAAACAACTAAGAACTGATTATTATGGCAACTTGGAGAGCAGAATGTTGGTTGGGGTCTAGTGCTGGACGCCAAACACTTGAGGTTGAAGCATCAACATCTAATGGTGCAAAACAACAATTTGAGAGGGTATATGGAGCATCTCAAATCACAAATCTAAGAGAAGTTAGGTCTGGTGGCAGTTCTAGTATTGACTCAGAATCTGCTAGCGGTTTGCTTATCTTGGGAGCAGTCGCATTTGTTCTTTATTTGGTTGTAACTTATTGGTATATTGCTGTTCCCATCGCAATCATCTTGTGTATTCTTATTGGCATGGGAATGAAAGAGGATTGATACCAAAGGGCAGATATTTATAAATAGTAATAGCACCTACCCCTTAATATGCCATACAAAGATTACGAACTTAAAAAACAAAAAGAAAAAGAAAGATATGCCAGAAAAATGGCAGATCCCGAAAAAGCAGAAAGATATAAGGAGCAAACTAAAAAATGGAAAGAAGAAAATAAGGATTATCTCAATGCAAAAGTAAAAGAAAGAAAAGCAAAAAATAAAGCATATTTAATAGAACTTCTTGGTGGAAAATGTGTTGGGTGTGGAGTTACTGAAAAACTACAATTTGACCACATTGATAGAAAACAAAAGTCTTTCACAATAGGAAAAAGGCTTGAAAGTAGTTTGGAAAATAAACTTATTCCAGAAGCAAAAAAATGCCAACTTTTATGCAAGTCATGTCATCAGTTAAAAACAACAATTAACCACGATATGCACTCTCTTGTTGATGGATACTCTATCTCAAATGTTGTAGAAAATGGTGATGAAATCATAGTAACACTTAAGAAAATCAATTAAAGTTACGATCGTCCAAACTGTTCCTATATTATGAGCACAATATCCATGAAAATCCAACTTCGCCCCCACCAGCAACGTGGTCTTGATGCGATGGCAAATCACAATAAGGGGCAGTTGATTAAACCAACTGGAGCAGGAAAAACTTTGACCATGATTTCGGATGCTCTGCGTGAGTTGCAGTCTGAAACTCCACAAACGATTGTTGTTGTTGCTCCGCGTATTCTGCTGGCAGAACAACTCTCTTCTGAGTTCCTGGAGTTCATCACCAACGCAAAGGTTTTCCACGTTCACAGTGGAGAAACTCATCACGAATCTTCTACTCGTCCGTATGAGATTCGCCGTTGGGTTGATGACAATGCCAACAATCATCGCCTGATTGTAACCACTTACAACTCTCTGTCGCGTCTTGCTGTTGCGGAGATTGATGTGGATACCATCTACTTTGATGAGGCACATAACAGCGTTCAGCGTCACTTTTTCCCTGCAACTGAGCACTTTGCTGCTAACGTACGACGCTGCTATTTCTTCACCGCAACTCCCAAACATTCTCTTGCTGTGGGTAAACCTGGCATGAATCTCTCTGAGGTTTATGGTCAGGTTATCTGCAAAGTTCCTGCTCCTGAGTTGGTTGAAGGTGGTTACATTGTGCCGCCTAAAGTTATCGTCAAGCAACTTGCTATGGTGACTGGTAAGCAGACCAACTTTGACCGTGACTCTGAGAATCTGCTGGAAACCATCGATGAGAATCAGGTCGGCAAGATTCTGATTTGTGCTAAGGCAACCAAGCAAATCGTGTCACTGGTGTCTGAAACTGATTTCTGCCATGAACTAGAGCAGCGTGGTTACTCTTGGATGTATATTACTGCCAAGACTGGTGCAGTGATTGATGGTCAGAAGGTCAACCGTGAGGTATTCTTTGACACCCTATCTGCATGGGGTAAGGATAACGATAAGAAATTCGTTGTGCTGCACCATAGCATCCTTGCTGAGGGTATCAATGTGAGTGGTCTGGAAGCGGTGCTTTTCCTCCGCAACATGGACTTCATTGGTATCAGTCAGACCATTGGACGTTGCATCCGTTTGCATCATGATGATGCCAAAGGTTTGCGTGATGGACGTATCCAACCTGGCAACCTCAGTCAATATACCAAATCGTTTGGTCTTGTGTGTGTTCCTGTCTACAGCAAGGTTGGTATTGCTACTGCCCGCGCTGTGCAGACTGTGGTTGATACCATCTTCCAGAAAGGTGAACCCGCTGTGAGTGTGGTGCGCCGCTGATTCTTCTCCAAACTTTATACCTATGGGGGGCGCTGCCCCCCTTTTTTTGTGCCCACGGTAGGGAGGCACTGAGTCTCAGAGTAGACTCATGCCCACCACTAGAGCAAAACCCCGATTTTCTTGCAATTCTGCTGCAGGGGTGCTATGATACCTTCGCCGCAGGTAAATGACCGATTTTTTTGAAAGTGTAACGCTATGGACGGATTTATTGTAGGTAAGGGTGTCTATGCTGCCATTCCGTTTGGAAAATCTCAACTGATGGTTATTCATAACGGAGAGCAACTCAAAGTGTGTAGGACGGAAGCATCAGCGAGGAAGTTCATTGATGACCACAGAAAAAATTGTTCTAATGCAAAATTACCTATAAAGATTAGTGAAGTAACAAAAGGAAGAATACCTTGGAACAAAGGTAAGTCAATGGCAAAACTTCCATTGAATTAAAGTTACGATCGTCCAAAGTGTACCTATGGTGTAAGTTGAAACCACTTTATGCCTCGCGCTCGCAAGCAAACTGTTGATGCCGTTGTTGTTACTCCTGAAGTGAAAGTTCCTGAAGTTCTTATCACCCGTCAGCAGTACATTCAAGACATCAAAGTTCGTTGGCAAATCCATCAATATGAAGTCAACAAACTTCGTGAAGATGTGACTAAGTTTACTCAAACTGTTGCTCCTTATGTGAAGCAGTCTGTTGATTATCTTGCTGAAAAGTATCAACAACTGACTGCACGCCGCGTAGCAGTCTGAAGAATATCATGAGAGCACCTACAATTTAGTGGGTGCTTTTTTATTGAATTAAAGTTACGATCGTCCAAAGTGTACCTATGGTATGAGCAACAAGCAAATGCAGAACAAGCATATTGAACACCCCGAAGACTCTATTCTGACTGGTGATCTATCGGTGTTGGATTGGTTTACTGCTCCTTCACTGGTTTCTGTTAAGATTGATGGTGCTCCTGCTATTGTGTGGGGTCGCAATCCTGCCAATGGTAAGTTCTTTGTGGGCACCAAATCTGTGTTCAACAAAGTTAAAATCAAAATCAATCATTCTCACGAAGAGATTGATGCAAACCATCAGGGTAAGGTAGCAGATATTCTTCACGCTTGTTTTGATAGTCTGCCACGCACGCATTTCATCTATCAGGGTGACTTTATCGGGTTTGGTGGTGATGATACCTACCACCCCAACACGATTACCTATAAGTTTCCCGAAGTCATTGAGCAAAGTGTAATTATTGCACCTCACACTGAGTATATCTGTGAGGATGATCTTCGCAATGCTATTGCACAACCTACCACCACACGGTTTGTTGATACTCTGGATGTGAAATGGGTACAACCCGAGGCAGAAATCTGTCCGCATCTGGATGATATTGAGGACTTCTGCAAGTTTGCCAAGCAAATGAGCACACTTTGCACCTTTGTGAGTGATAAACAAGCAGCAGAACTCAAAAAAGTCATCAATTCTTACATCCGCGAGGATAAAGAGGTGGATGAGCACGAAATTGCACAAAATTATGATGTTGACATCAACCTGATGCGTTTGTGGAAGTTGGTTGAATCTATCAAGATGGATTTGTTCTGCTTCATTGAGTGTGACACTGAGATTTCGTGTGAAATTGATGGTCAACTGAGCGATCATGAAGGTTATGTTC